CTGCCATAGGTAGGATGTAATCATTGATAGATACAAGAATTTCAAATTCAGATATATCTTGTCTATCCAATAGATCTTGTCCTAAATCGTCTAACACGACAATGGGTTGGTTATTATATCCATCCCAGTGCTTGACGGAACAACTGCGGGAATATACAATTTTTTCTCTAGGAATACCATTCAGATGTAATTTGTGGGTTAAGAACTTAACCAATTGTGAAACTAAAGTAGTCTTTCCAGATCCAGGAGGACCGAAAAGACCAATCACAAAAGGTTCGAGTCTTGTTTGTAATGGATCTGATTGAAGATGTATTAAAGGGTGTTCAGTAAACTGCTGAAGCTGACATGATTCTGTCAGCGCACCCTTATTACCTCCGTTATCTCGTCCGGACTCTACACAGGCTCTTGTATTTGGTAAGACTGTTGTGAAAGGGTCATAAATGTCCCGAACAATCTGCCCAAATTCTGAACCGAGTTCTTGTAAACCTCTTAAATTATCATCTGATACAATTAGAAGATCTTCACATGGACGGCACAATGATGCTTTATGTTTCTTAAGGGCATCAAGTACCATATCATCTCCAACTTCAGCACAAATAGATTTGGACTGAAGCAAATTGAAGTAGAATTGAATCTTAGCCTTACGGTTAGATTTAAAAATTTTATCAAGGACCCCTTGTGTATAAACAGGGAAAAGATTTATAGATTTCTCTTTATAATCCTCGGGTAATTCTTGTTTAGCTTGTTCGGCAAATTTACCGACAAGACTCAACTTCAACATTTTAATATACTTCTTCTCATCTTCCTGGAAATCTGGGAAGACTTTGAGAAAATGTACTAAAAGGAGATAGCGGTTCTTCGTTGTTACACGATGAAGAACCCGATATACTAACTGAACACCAGATTTGGTATGTTTCGGATAGATTCCTTTGTTATACCATGCCTTTTTACTAGGCTTGGAACTATCTAGTGAACGTTCAGCTCTCATGTGAAAGGGTATATGGATGCCAAGATTCTCCAAGGAAAGGGAGATAGCATCCGAGAGACCCAAAGCATGTTTGAAGCGTGGCCAATTCTCTATGTAACAGATTTTAAAACCTTGAACTAAAGTACCGAAAAGGCTACTTACATGTTCTAAATCCTTTGTTTTCAGGGAGCATAAGGCTCTCCAAAGGGACTCAGGTTTTGCATCATGTCTTAGAGAGAATAGATGATCAAGGGATTCTTTATTAGTATCCTGGAAATCTTTAGGAAGATTCCTACAAATATTCTTGGCATATCGCATATCAAACAAAAATAATTTTGTTCCAACTTGAAGCTTGATTGTGTAAAGAGAAAGATTAAAGTCTAACTCTCTCACAAAGTGTTCGTGTCTAACCTTTGACTTCTCAAATGAATTTAGTTTTAAGAAGTGCTCTAGGCTCAATGAACTAGCAAGCGTGCCGACTACACGTCGACGGAGCTCACGTCCTGAAAGATATATATTTTTTGGGACAACTAGTTTCGTGTATAGGGTAGTCAGCCCGTCCACACGGCCTTACTCTGACACAGAGATAAGGTCTTGGATTTTCAAGTTTAAAATTAACACCAGCGCGGGGACGCGTTCTGGTTGTCACGGTGTCTTGTCACCGAACCCTCCTATTGGAG